CCAATAGTAGGTGCCACCGCTCCGATGATGTGCAAGATTTGATCTGGCATAGGCTACGCCTCCACTCCAGCTGTCGGATCAGTCCAGTCTGGATTTCCGTTTTCATCAAATTTCATGATGTAGAACTCCTCATTGAGCATGTCAGCGATATTAATTGTCGCAGCGGTCCCGCCCCATTGATTAAAAGCCCAGATAGTTTCCACATCGACAAACTTGCGACGACCGTCTACGATTGCAGGACGTTTCTGCACATCGCGATACATGTAGAAATCCTGCGTTGATGATTTGCATCGGATAAATTCTCCGTGCTCTTTCATGTACTGCAAGGCAGTAGCAAGGTCAAATGGTTCTGTAATAGTTGATAAGTCGAGTAAAGTATTGTTAGTAGTTTCAGTCATGATTATTCTCCTTCTTTTTGGTCAATGATTTCTTCTGGTTTAGTAGCTTCGTCCAGTTGCTGGGTCAGGTCTGCGATTTCAGACTGCAGACCTGCGATGGTCTGCTGTGCTTCGGTTAATTGCACAGCGAGCAAGTTCTTCGTTGTCATTTCCTCGGACAATTTTGCCACGAGGTCGTTATTAGTCAAGCGTAGCGCTTGGTTGATTTGTTCTTGGTTCATTTTAAATATTTCCTTCCTAAACTTTTGCTGGTAGAGTATAGCTATAACCCCTCTCTGTCGATTTATTGTTGTGTAATAGCTGTAAGTTGTCAATGATCAAATTTATGGTATCTCTCATGCTCGAGTATGTCGTAGCGTTTTTCCACAACCACAAATCCCCAACTTTTATCTTGGACGAAGCGCGGTGATCAGCATTAAATGCATCGATGTCTAATTTCCCAGGCAAGGTATTGATATTCCATCCATCCGCTGCTTCAAACGCTGAGCTTGCCAATCTGACCGTATCTCCAACCACGTCGATTTGGTCAATATTTGGACCGTTCCAAGCCCTAATTCCGACAAATCCGCCATCATTCGAGGACTCGGAATTCCAACGGTTGGAGCCGATTACGGTCACTCCAGCATTTCCTTTTCCAGTAACCGTACCAGTTGCGAACTTGACAAACTGGGTAGGATAGCCGGTTAAAACACGCTTGAGTGCAGCTTGATCTGTATAGTACAGAATTTGGCCAGCGTTTAGATTGACTTTCATTGCTCCGTTTGTTGCGGTCAAAATTCCACCTGAAATCTTACTTGCTGAAAGAGTGACGGCTTGAACTTGGGTGATAAAAGCTGACTTGGCAAAAAGCTGTCTCAAGTAGGCATCATTGGCCATCAACTTGTCAAAAAATGCCTGGTCTACCTTCAGCTTGTCAGCCGTGATTGCTTGAGAGCCGATGACAGTTGCATTTAATTTGGCAAAAGTACCGTCTGCGACAAAAAGTGTTCCAAACTTACCATCGATCGCTTGAATCTCATCAGCCAAGGTCTTCCCCTTCAAACGTATTTTAGCCGCTTCGAGCAAGAATTGAGCGGATGACAGGTTGGCTTGCGATAAGATGTCACCAGAACTGTTCAGATTCTTAACAGCATAAGACCCTGCCAATTGACTGACTTGTGTCTTGAGTCCGTTAGTGCCAGACACCTCTGTGACTAGTCCTTTAGCCGTCTCAATCGCTTGATAAATGTCACCACCGCTTGAAATAGACCGCTCAAATTTGTTTGCAGATTGGATTGCTTGCGATATGCTATCGCCATTGCCAATAAGCCGCTTATGAGCGTCTACGGTGTCTTTAACAGCATTAAACAATACTGTTGTTGGGAATGGCGCAATGTAAGGAGTCGCAACAATCCCTTCCTCAAGCTTAATATTTCGAATTCTAAATTTTTTACCAGTTTCTGAGGAATTACACACAAAATTGATGTAACTATAGATATTAGCAGGTCTATTTAATACGACTGTATAACGCTTCGGTGTTTTGTTGATACGTGTAGACTGGTCTGGACTGCCAAAGTCCGTCTCAAGATAGGCAGTATTTGCGACTGTATCCACTAGGTAAGCCTCATAGCTCAACACATATTGTTTTTCTGATGGCTTTATATTATCCGAATAAAGCCAATGGAAGCCAGACCACCTATTTTTAATCGTAACCTCAATCCAACCATCATCAGATTGTACAAAGCTAGTACCTCCAGTTGCTCTTAAATCACTAAAAACAACATCAAAAAGATTTTGATTGACTTCCGTCGGTATCAGACCTCTTGTTTCTGTAATCTGACGCTCAAAGCTACCAGCTGTCTCTTTCACAAGATTTTGTACGGTCGTAGATAGCGCATAAGGTTGCAGAGCACTACTAGTAATGTATCCACGACCTGTGATGTTGTTGTCAACATCAGACTTGGTCTGGTAACCTTTGCTAGTGATTGCCGACTCGACTTGTGTACTTGTCAGACGTTTGCTAATCTCTTGTGCATTTTGAGTGATTTTTGTACTTGCAGTATTGATTTTCCCGTCAAGCGTCTGTGTACTTGAGGTCAATTCTTCCAACTTCCCATCAACTGTATTTTGATAGGTTGCTAGATTTTGCTTGGTATTGTCTGCGGTAGACTTAATCTCGTTGAGTTTTAGAGTTGTTCCTCTGACATTTTCGTCGTAGGTAGACTTGGCAACGTAGTTATCTGATATTGTAGTGCGTTCAGCCGTTATCTGCCTTGCTGTTTCGTCTCGACTAGCTGTAAAATACTGACTAGCTCGTGTGCCTTCCGCGTTCTTGTAGGTTTCTAGGCTCTCTAATCGAGTATTGATTGCAGTCGCTGTCTGCTGAGCGTAGGTCTTAGCATCTACTGCTTTACCATCTACCGTTTGGATTTGACGGGATAACTCTGCGCTTGCTTCATCTGCTGTACGCTTATAACTTGCGATTTCTGAGCGGAGGTCTTCTGGAGAAGCCTGCCAACCTAAATCAATATTTCCACGTCTGAGTGATACTTTTTCAAATTCCACTTCCCCAGTGAAATCTCTTGCATATATATGAAACTCAATACTGCCTATCTGGCTACGTGGCACATTTACTTTGAAAGTAGTGGTAAACTGCACAACTCCTCTATTATTGACTGCTTCCAAGCGGGCGGCTGTCAAATATGTTGCGCCAAACCATGTATTTGCACTATCGTTTTTTTTGCCGCTTATATACAGCGTAAGAAATGGATTTCTAGAACCAGCCACATAATTAGTGACCTTAACTGAGATTGATGCTATGTATACTTGGCTAACACCGTCATTAGCTATCTGAGACTTGATGCTTTGGTAAATGTGCTTGGTTTTATTAAGTTCTCCTATAATTCTCGCTTTACCATCAACTATAGTCACTCCAGTTCCTTGCCATTGGTTCAAGTTTTCGTTAAAAGAGCTATTGAGCAGAAGGTTGTCTTCTATCCTCAAACTCTCAAACCGCTCCGTCACACCATCGATCCCGCTCTGCAAGTCAGCAGTCTTGCGATTGATACTCTCAATCTGCCCTGTCTGAGTATTGACGGTCTGCGTCAGAGCCTCGTATTGGGTCCTCGTTTGACTCAGAGTGTCTTCTACGGTCTTAGTCCGACTTGTGACACTGGTGATGTCTCCTGTCGCCTTAGAAACGGTTTTAGAGAGTTCTGCGACTGTTGACCTCGTACCATCTGCCAAAGTCTCGACTGTCGACACACGATTGGTCAAAGCCGTCTGCGCTTGGGCTTGTGCCAAAATCTTGCTAGCTTGCAAGTTGAGGTCGTTTCGCAAAGCTGTGGCACTTGCTTGGCTATCTCTGGCCTTTTGGTCAGTGTTAGCGATTGCCGTCTGTAGCTCAGACTTAGCAGTGTTTAAGGCTTGACTGACCGTCGCAACCTGCGCTCTTGCATCTGCGATAGCTTCGGTCTTGACTTGATTAGCCCTTGCGATGGCGCTTGCTGCATCCGACTTGGCCTGGTTGGCAAGCGACTCGACAGACTGGGTTTTGGACAGGATGTTCGCAACCTCCCTGTCGTGTTCTTCAGATTGAGCTTGCATGGATTGGTTGACTTGGGCGATTTCAGTATCAATAGCTTGCTTAATAGCGTCAGCGTGACGTTCAGCCTCAGCTTGAGCTTGTTCGATGCCGTCGTTGATTTCAGATTTGACTTTATTAATTTTTTCATCAAATTCCTTATCCTTATATTCCAGTTGCTGTTGGACCTCTGCTTCGATCTCAGTAGACATTTGCTTGATGCGCTTGCCTAAAAATCCCTTATAAGCATACTGAGTATCATTCCCCGCTTTGCTATCCGCACCAATCTTGGATTTTAGACCGCCCTTGAAATTAAAAGATTGACTCAGTACAGGGACTTTAAAAGTCTCGTTTTTGTTTGTTTTTAACGTAACCCATTGTCCGACATCTAATTTTAGGTGTCCTTGCCAATCAAGCGAGTATGGGTAATATCTTATGTTTTTTAAATCATAATACAAATCATCTAAGATGTTCTGTATCATAAAGTTGTTTTCGAGCTCTAAAGAGCGACCGGTTCGCAAGCCGACCGTTAACGTCTCTTTGTCTTTCTTGCAAGTGATACCTGCAATCTGGTACATAAGTTCACTTTTAGTTAGACCATGCAAAAAGTAATTATCAGCAGTAATTGTGATATTTGATTCAATCAACCCACGAATTTCCAATTTGCCTTTTCTATTGAAAAAAGCAGAAAAGCCAAGCAACTGAATCGCTTGACTTAACACTTCTCTAAAAGTAATGTCCTTTTTATCCGCTTTTGATTGGATATGATGCTGAATCGCTCGGAAACCTAAATCATCTGTTTCTAACTCTACTCCCGTCTTTACACAAATTTCGCGAATAACATCTCTAATCTGTGCCGGGTAAGTCAAGTCAGAAATATAAGGTTGATTGAGTTTGAACATCCCATCTATTAGGTCTAATTCTGTGGTATTCCTGTTGCGGTCGATGTTAATATCGTTGACAAAATACTCACCCATTGCAACCCACTCGAAGGAATCGCCAACTTTTAGTC